ATGCCAAAACTTACAGACATGCAGATCCGCGCATGGATTAAGAGCGGGGAACGCTTCGAGGGGCGAGCAGACGGTGACGGCCTCTATCTGAGGTTTCGAAAAGAGGATAAAACTCCTTTTTGGCGCTATCGATATAAGCTGGCGGGAAAGGCCCGCACCATGATGATCGGTTCTTATTCCGATTTCTCACTGGCAAAAGCCCGAGATATAGCGAAAGAGCTATCCGCACGGGTAGCGCTCGGGTATGACGTAGCCGCAGAGAAGCAGGAGCGCAAGGCTGAGGCAATAGCGAAGATTGATGCTGAGAAGAACGCCATTCACGTTTCAGAGCTTGCCGCTGAGTATTACGCCCGCCAGATAGAGACCACTTACAAACATCCGGAGCTTTTCCGCAGCAGTCTGCAAAAGAATATCGTTGCTATCATCGGAAAGATGAAGGTAGAGGACGTTCGCCCGCGGCACATTGATAGCGTCCTGCAGGATGTGTTAGAGCGAGGGTCTCCCACGGTAGCTAATGATGTACTTCGCATGCTCAAACGCCTGTTTGATTACGCTGTGATACGCGGAATGATAGAGGTTAACCCAGCCATATCATTTGGCGCTAAAGACGCTGGCGGCAAAGAGCAGGGGCGCAAACGTGCGTTAAGCCGTGATGAGCTGGTTATGTTCTTCAAGGCTCTACGCCGCGGGCGTGGAATCAGCAGAGAAAATGAGCTGACCTTCAAGATCATTCTGGCGCTTGGGGTGCGCAAAATGGAGCTCTGTGCCGCCGAATGGTCGGAGTTCGACCTTGATAACGAGGTTTGGCATCTCCCTGGCTCGCGGGCAAAGAATGGTGATGACATCGATATCCCGCTGCCGGCGCCAGTGATCGAATGGATTAAAGAGATTCGACTTTTTGCCGGTGATAGCCGCTGGTTAATCCCAGCCAGGCGAGCCAGAACAACGGCTCACGTTAGCCGAGCCACGCTAAATATGGTTATGCCGTCCGTTCTGAAAGAAATGGCTGACGTTGAGCCGTTCAGTATCCACGACCTGCGGCGCACCATGCGCACACAGATGGCCGCGATAGGTATTGACCCGGTGATAGCCGAGCGCTGCCTTAACCACAAAATACCGGGCATAGAGGGCATCTATAACCGCCACCAATACTTTGATGAACGCCGGGCTGCGTTAACACAGTGGGCGGGCTTGCTGGTGGCACTGGAACGCGGCGAAGAATACAACGTTACACCGCTGAGAATGACCAAGTAACCAAGATATGTAAAGAATCAACGAACAGACCGGAACTAGCCCGACGGGGTGAAAAGCGGGAAGCCTTACCGCCTGTTCCGGTCACTATACAAGGCATAGCGTGAAAGGTGACGTAATGACCCAAAAAGAAGCCCACAGCAGTATTAAAATCCCACCTATGGAATACTTTACGCTCGACAGGGCAGCTAGTATTTTGCAATGTGATACAGATGATTTACTTCACTATGGTGCTATTGGTGCGATCCCCTTATGTGTAATGATGAGGTATTTCTGTTCTGCGCTGGTTTTTGTAGGTGGCAAAGACATTCAAGATCCAATTGAGTTTTATAACGAACACAAAGTAAACTCATCATTTCTTTTTCGTGATAGCAACTATGTATCTCATTTTAATTCCACGCTCACCGAACATGACGCATACAAAACAGATAGTGGGCTTATTTTATTTAGAGGATTGGCGAACGGGCTATGGTGTCTGGGACACAGTGAAATAGAAAGTCTTCTTTATTCTAAGAAGACAAGGGTGATAGACACGACAATTTTCAGGCCGTTCGGATGGGACACTTTCCGCGAGAAGACTGGCCTTTCGTGTCAGATAATTAGCGATAGATATTTTAATCAGAGCTGGCTACCGACGCTAAACAGAAAACTAGCCGAAAGTATAGGGTTTCAGTTAAGCCAGAGCCGAAAACCTGCGCTTAATGAGACTTTGACAAGTTCCGATCTATTTATTGCCAGAGATACCATTTTAAAACTCAAAGACGCAATAGACACAGGCGAGCCGATTAAAAGCATGATTAACGGAGGTGTTGTTCCCTTACCGCCGACGGAAATGAATGTAGGAAAACCAGTAAAAACAACAGAAAAACAGATGAGACTAATTGTCGCATTACTTAAAAGTATAGGCTTAACCGATAGTGATTTAAAAGGCAGCATTCAACAACTGAGAGCTAAAGCTAACAATAAAGTTGAGGGACTACCACTCCCGGATGATGATAAGACGCTTATTGATTGGCTGCGAAAAGGGGGAATCAACCGATAACGGAATTATGAAAATTCCGGGGGGTTTTCTAATAACTCCGATACATTACAATCGATTGTACCCATCATACCCGTAACGAAGCAGCAACCATCAAAAAGAGGTTACGGTACATATGGCAACACATAACGCAGCAATCCACACAATCCCCCAATCTGGCTATATCCGACGCTTCCGCCTTGCTGAATTGCTGGGCGTTAGCGTTTCAACCATTGATCGCAAAGTTCGCAGCGGCTCACTACCGCGCCCGGTAAAGCTGGGCGAGAAGATTACCGCCTTTGATGCGGTAGAGATTAACAACTGGCTGGCAGAGCGTCGGGGAAAGGTGGCTTGATGAAAAAGAAAAACCGCCCCGTACAGCAGGCGGCTTCAGCATCGGATATTCGCGGATCTGATGTTACGCCACCAGCGCCCACCACACAAGCGCCACGCCGCACACCGAAGAAGCACCGCGCCCGCATCTACATGCTACGCACTGGCGTAGAGGGATGGACAGAAAACGACATTCTGCGTTATTGCCGCCTTTCGTCTGGAAGGAACTACGCCAGCGAGTTAGAGCGCAGGCTTGATATTCAGCTTGAGCGTATCGACGAAAAGAATCCCGACGGGATCGGGTCACATTTACGCTATCGCTTTACCGGGCGCGGTGACGTTCTAAAAGTTATTCGGCTTGTGAACCATAACGCCGACGCTGGGGGCTATCAGGGGCTTTCTCAGCCTGAAATTGCCGACATTCTCAATCTATACCCGGACAATCTCACCGCCGCATAACGGAGCCGAAAAAATGAAAATCGAAAAAAGCAGATTCAATTCTGAGGCCGCCCCTCAACCCAACGGTAACCCGGGCTTAATTAACGGCAATGACTTTGCCGCCATCGTTCCGGTTATTCCCGGACAAATTGGCGGGCGCGAAACCAATATTGCGAGCGCCAGAGCTTTGCATAAAGCGCTGGGTGTGGGCCGCGACTTTACCAACTGGATTAAAGGCCGCATCGACCAGTACGGATTTGTGGCCGGGACTGACTACATCCGTGTTGAAAATTTGAGCTCACCAAAACGGGCGAGCGCAAAATTTCGCCAGCAAATCGAGCATGATTACCTTCTATCGCTGGATATGGCCAAAGAAGTGGCAATGGTTGAGCGCAACGAACAGGGCCGCGCTGTCCGCCGCTATTTCATCCAGTGCGAGGAAGCGTTACAGCTTAGTGCGCCGGAAATCGCCGCGAAGTACCGCCGGCACCTCAAGGCCCGAATTGGTGCCGCCAACCTCTTCAAGCCGATGTGCGCCGCTCTGGATGCTGCTCGGGCAGAACAGGGGAAAGAGACTCAAGCCCGGCACTACAGCAATGAAAGCAACATGATCGCCCGCATTGTGCTGGGTGGCATGACCGCCAAGCAGTGGGCGCAGGTGAACGGTATCGACGGCGAACCGCGCGATAGCATGAGCGTTGGCCAACTGGAGCACCTCAGCTACCTGGAGAGCACCAACATCACGCTGATCGATATGGGCATGGAGTACGCCCAGCGTAAAGCGGAATTAACCCGCCTCTCTCAGCGTTGGCTGGCTAAACGTCTGGGGGCTAACGATGAATAAGCCCACCAGCGCACCGCTGCCAAATCACTCCTACCGCGACGCTCACGGCCAGATGGTGAGCGTGGCCGCCGTAGCGCATAACCGGGTGACGTTCTACCGCGAAGGTTACCAGTTCCCTTGCGTGCAACCCATTGAGCGCTTCATGAAGGAGCACACGGAGGTGAAGCAATGATTACCGGTGCACGGCGCAAAAGCCTCTCTCTGGCTGGCCTGATGTATGCAAAAGTTAACTCTCTGCAGGCGGTGCGCCACAGCGGGAACCTGTCAAAACCTGTCATTCTGTGGGCCACTGATAGTGGCTCTGTTGAAGTGTATTTCGAGACAAGTAAACGCGCGGGTAAGCGTTCGGAAACTGACTATCGGGAAGATAGCGTGTCCGGCGCCGGCGGTGGATGCGGGGCCCATCACACCGCCAGCTATAAATTGCCGCACCGTGACAAAAAGGGCTTGCGGTCTGAAGGTAGACCGGTCTATGGTTATAGCGCACCAGCAAAATCTGGTGCCGGGATTGGTCTCCCGGTAATGTTATCGGCGATACATGACGCGCCAAGCGTCTTTTTTTGTGTCGTTAGCTCAGTACACCCTTTTTTCTGCGATACGGGTATAATCCGTGCCGCTCGCAAAATTATGGTGGGCTGTGTAGGGGCTTCTTCGGAAGCGCCGGTTTCCGATAACGCCGGTAAGACCAACTCTGCACAGTCCACCACCCGCAAGATTGGTCTCTTCGGTGGTGGTTACAAAAACCAGTTATCGGAGGCTGCCGCCATGGCTACTACCCCTAACCAAAATCCGCAATTTATTTGGATTATCGCCGCTGTTCGCCGCGATTGCCCGACAATCACAGCAAAAATCCACCATATCATCTCAGAATCAGAGCAGGAAGCCCGCCGCACACTGGCACGGGATCACGTCTGTTTCTTTGCAGGCCGTATCCGTCTGGAGGTGGCAGCATGAGCCTGTATAACGATTTAGTACGGCATGATCTGGATTCCTGCTCACAAGATGAGATTGTTGGGGTTCAAAACAGATCCAGTGAAGCAGTTAACGACTTGATGATGGGTGTTAAAGCAATTGGAAGCCTGATGTTTTGGGCTTCCGACAATCAAGAGTACAGCGAGGAAACAGCGAAAGAGGATATGTATCGTTTAGGTGCTATGTTGGGAGTAGTTAGTGATGTAGCCAGAGCTTTACGTGATACATCTGAGAATGCGATGTATCTCAGGCGGGTCGCTAATGAAAAAGGGGGGAAATCATGAAAGATTTACCACTCATTGACGCCCAATGTCGTGTTGAACAAGCACAGGCTCTGCTCTCCATATGGTTAGAGGGCACGAAAGCATCTGAACGAGATATTCAGTTAATTTGTGCTCTGATCTCGTTACTCCAGGATGTACCGGAAGCAATTAAAACGGCGGATGAAGAACTTGCTGATTACGTCTTGTGTGCTCATCGGGAGAAGCGTCAATGAAACTGGCACCGAACCTGAAACATTTGCCAAAAGAAAAATTTACTGAAGCAGTTATTTTTGCTGGAACCGATGCGTATGCACATGCAAAAGGTTGGGAAGAGGGCATGGGTAAACAAGTCGCTGAGGACAGAACACCTCCCATTTATCTTGGACCGAAGCAGTTGGAGGAACTGGAGAACCTGCAAATTATTGATAAAGGGCGTCGCAGTGCTCGTGTTTATCTGGCTGGAAGCATTGAGCCAATAATGATTAATGCCATTGGGGAAAAACTTGCACAGGCAGGTGTACTGGAAGCGAAATTATATAAGGGAATTCCTGACCAAAAACCGGAAAACTGGAGGCAATATCTGGCCAGGCTCAGAGAACAGGGCGAGCACACAACGACATCAATTCTGAAAGCCAATAAAGCTGCGAATAGTGACAACCTGAAGCCACATGTTGAAAGCCGAGCTGACGGTATTTTTTGGGTTGAACCCAAATCAGACAAAGATACCGGGGAAATAACTACCCGTGAAAGCTGGCTGTGTTCTGCTCTGGAGGTCATAGGTACTGGCATAGATGACAGTAAAACCCGGTATCTGATCCTGCGCTGGCACCCATTCGGTTCGAAGGGGGATACTGTCCAGGCAATACCATTTGCTGATATTGGTGAACGCGAAGGCTGGCGAACGCTCAAAGCTGGTGGGGTGAACGTCACAACCAAAAGTGGTTTACGTGCAACGTTGGCCGACTGGCTGCAGAGCTGTGCCAATGGTGAGGTATGGCGCATTGCGCATGCAACGGGCTGGCAGTGTGGCGCCTACATCATGCCGGATGGCGAGATCATTGGTACTCCAGATCAGCCAGTGCTGTTTAACGGACGAAGTTCTGCCGCATCCGGTTACACCACCAGCGGTACCGTTGAGAGCTGGCGGGAGAACGTAGGACGTCTGGCCTTTGGTAATTACTCGATGATGACTGGGGTGGCCGCAGCACTGGCCGCCCCGTTGATTGGCCTTGCTGGTGCGGATGGATTCGGTATCCACCTCTACGAACAGTCGAGCGCGGGTAAGACTACCACTGCGAATGTGGCCTCCAGTCTTTACGGCAATCCAGATGTACTGCGTCTCACCTGGTACGGTACTGCGCTGGGGCTGGCGAATGAGGCTGCCGCACATAATGACGCGCTGATGCCGCTTGACGAAATCGGCCAGGGGGCTGACCCGGTGGAGGTCTATAAATCGGCCTACGCGCTGTTTAACGGCACTGGAAAACTCCAGGGAGCGAAGGAAGGGGGGAACCGTGACCTGAAGCGCTGGCGTACTGTGGCCATCAGTACCGGTGAGATGGATCTGGAGACCTTCATTGCCAGTGCCGGCCGTAAGGCTAAAGCGGGCCAGCTGGTTCGCCTGCTGAATATCCCGATGCGCCGGGCTGTTCGTTTCCATGAGCATGCCAACGGCAAACACCATGCCGATGCCCTCAAAGATGCATACCAGCATCACCATGGAGTGGCTGGGCGTGAGTGGGTGAAGTGGCTGGCGGACCACCAGCACGAGGCTGTAAGCGCTGTCAGGGCAGCGGAAGAGCGCTGGCGTAGCCTGATCCCGTCGGATTACGGGGAGCAGGTCCATCGTGTTGGCGCCCGGTTTGCCATTCTGGAGGCCGCACTATTGTTAGGTAATGTGATCACCGGCTGGGATGAGCAGACGTGTCGGGATGCTATCCAGTACAGCTACAACGCCTGGCTGCGCGAGTTTGGTACCGGCAATAAAGAACACCAGCAAATTATCGAGCAGACAGAGGCATTCCTGAATGCCTACGGCATGAGCCGCTTTGCACCGTTCCCGTATGACCCGACCAGTCTCCCCATCTCCAACATGGCGGGATACCGGCAGAAGGGCGGTCATGAGACTGACCCGATGGTGTTCTACACCTTCCCGGCAGCCTTCGAAGGGGAGATCGCCCGCGGCTTTAACACTCGTCAGTTTGCAGAAGTCCTGAAGAAAGCTGGCATGCTAACGCCACCGACTTCAGGCCGGGGATTCCAGAGAAAGTCGCCACGCATTGATGGGCGACAAATTCGGGTTTATGTCCTGCAGTATCTGCCGGACGATGACCAGCCAGAGTAAAAGCATTCTTTCATGTGTGTTGTTTAGGTGTTGGTTCAGTTGGTTCAGTTGCCTCAGTAGTTATATGTATATGTTTAATAAGGTTTCATGTTTGAAAAATGAACCAACAATGAGGCAACAAACTACCATTTTGAACCAACACTGAGACAGTTTTAGATGTCCTGGCGCTTGGTTTATGAGGTGATTGGTCCTTCCCATCTAACCTGATTGCAAACTTACTGCAAATGGATGGTTAATGTGGAACTTCGGATTCGAGATCTTGTATATTTCAGATGATTCTAATTGCTGACTCTGGGGGAAGGGGAGATGGAAGCGTTATATCCAATATTGATCGTCTTAGGTGTGGGTGGCGCCATTGGTGCTTATATAACCTATAGATATCTGATTAATAAGCATAAAAAAGTTGTTGAGTATCTTGAGTTGAGGAGCCAAAACTCTCTCGCAGCTGAGGTTAAGGAAAAAGAAGATACAATTGAAAAATATAAAAACAGGGATATCGTTCGTGAAGTTGAACATAATAATCTCAAAGAAGAACTCAGGCAGATTATTGAACAAAATAGAATAAAAAGTAAAGATATTCTTGGGAAGGCTGTCGATTTTGCTTTCGATTTTGAAAATATATTCCGTGAGAAGCACCAGTTCGCACAGGAAGAAATACAAAGAGTGCTTGATGATACCTATCGTTATAAACGTAAAACACTGCTGAATGCTGTAACACTGAAAAATTTCGAAAAAAGGCTTGAAGAAATAAGAAGAGAAAAAGAGATTTATCAGACCCTGATAGCAAAATACGATTTCTTCCAGTTACGCGATCGTTCTGACTGGAAGGAGGTGGAAAAAGAATTTCGAGATAAAGTGCTGGAGCTTCAAGCCGCTCAGGATGAGCGAGATGCTCAGAATGAAATAAAACGACAAATGCGTGAAGAACGCCAGCGCGCAGAAGAACTGGAAAGGCAGCAGCAAGAGGCTGAAGCCAAAGAACAAGAGCTCGAGGCTCGGCGAAAAGCCGTCGAAGAGGCCCTGTTGGCTGCAGATGAAGAGCATCGCCAGGAGCTTGAAGAAACCCGCCGTCAGTTAGAGCAAGAGATTGAAGATGTCCATAAGCAGTATGAACGGGCAAAATCAATGGCACAGATGACCAAGCAGGGGCATGTTTATGTTATTTCTAACATTGGTTCATTTGGTGAAAATGTCTATAAGATAGGTATGACTCGCCGACTTGAACCGCTAGATCGTGTTAGCGAATTGAGCGGTGCAAGCGTGCCGTTTGAGTTCGATGTGCATGCAATGATTAGCTGTGATGATGCGCCAGCTCTTGAGTACGCTTTGCATAATAAACTTAGCAGTGAACGCATGAATAAGGTGAATCTGCGCAAAGAATTCTTTAAGACAGACTTGACTAAGATAATCCAATGTGTGGAGGAACATCACGGTAAGGTTGAATATGTTGCGGACCCCGCAGCCTTACAGTATTACCGCTCACTAGAAATTGGCGAAGAAATAGCGAACGATAAAGAATTATCAGCGGCATCATAATTCTTCCTAATTCTTTAACAATACCCGCGCCCGCGGGTGTTGTTATACCCGGAATAAATAAAATGGCTGTATCAGCAGAAGACGAAGTGGCGCATTTGCTGAAGTGCTTACTGATGTCTGAGCATAAGGCAATTAACGGGTATATGCATTATTGAGCCATTTTGAGCCAGCACTGAATCAGATACAGAACATCAGAGAGAATTCCAGCTATGACAGCTCAAATTTCAGCATTTGGCTGGTGGTGGCCGACCCACAGACCCGAACAACCGGGAAAGGTACAAACATGGCTATGGCCCCCCTGGCGGTAGCTCTGCCCTGTAATGCGGCAGATAACGGAGATGCTACTTTCTGGCTGGGTGTCATTGCCTTTGGATAGCAGTTTGGCTGAAAACGTATCAGCAAAGCCACCACTATGATTTGCATATTCAGCCAGAGAGGAAACAGACGCCATTAAACACAGGGACTTCAAAATTCATCCCTGGTCGCTAAGAGGACTCATAGCAGAAAGTTTATTCGTAACTCACTATATATTATAGGGGAATAAGACCCAAAGCACGAATTTTATAAAAACTACATATAACCTATTATTTTTGATAGAGACTGCCAATTAAAGAAAAAACTAACCATTGAGATTATCAAGTACGCCCCTGCGAGCAATAGAGCATAATAGTCTAAAGCTAAGTTGCTAACTACAGGGGCAAACATGGATACCATTGCTGATAGACAGGCTGCTATCAGTGTAGTGCCCGTCCCGAAAAGACCTTCGATAATTCCTTTTAATACGCCGTTGCTTTTTAAAGCGCCAATGATTCCCTTTGAACTGTCGAAACTACTTAGGATAGTGACTGAAGCCAAAACGAAACCAAAAAGAACCCCAGAAATAGTCGAAAGAGCGCCAGCCGCTGAAATGACAGCGTTGTGATCAAGGTCGTGAAGAAACCTAGCTCCAAAAATGGCCATTGCTAGAGCAAACAACGACTTGATAGCAAACAATGTCCGCGCTCCCATAATCTTGTCCTATTAAGGTTGACTAACCAAATAGTACTGAGTTAGATACTTGAGGTTGTCATTTTTCGCTTGTAGCATAGCATTTTTAACGTCGATATCGATCGGATATCCATCATTTTGAATAGGAACCATTTTTCTTACTGTAAGTACTTCATCTACAAGGCTTTTCTTCTTTTTATCGCCTTGGGCGACAACATCAGCTTTCTCAAATGTCAAGCGACCATCGCCGCCAGGAAACTTTTCAAGCATTTCCTTTAGGCTTTTTTTGACGTCATCTTCAAGCCATCCTTTGGCTTTTCGTTTTAACGGGGAATGCCCGCGAAGCGAAAGCGTAAGGTGGCTTGAACTAGTACCTTTTATCATCTCAATCATCTGATTGGCGAACATGCCATCGAGATTGTACTGTGCAGCATTGAAATTTCTTGGGATTGCTATAGAGATCTCACAGCTTCTTAGGTTAGATCCAGTTTCAAGTAGTTCTTTAATGCTTTCTTCTTTCCAGATGGCTTCAAAAGAAACCGGGGTACCGCTAGTACTGGAATTGAAAAGCAGGAAAGCTAGGTCACTATGACGAGGACCTAAGTGGTTTAAGGACAATACTAAAATGTCTATCTGGGGGTAGTAGATGAAGTATGTACGCTCGGAAAGAGACTTTGCTCCTGCCAGAGGGATCTTCTCTTCAACCCACTCAGTATCAGTAATATATGCTAATGTGGCGCTTTTCCTTCTCCGTGACATAAAACCGAAATAGGAGCCATCTTCGGGTGATACGGCAAGGAAATGAATTTTAAGTTCTCTTTCGCCAAAGTCAGCATGGTGAGTCATCTTGAGATCTTTTGAACACTTGGTATACAGAACATTAAAGGCTTCTGCAGTTAACCCTTTGTTATTCGTGCGAATGTTCTCAGAGCTTGTATAAAATCCCACTCTTATAGACTTTAAACTTTGATCTTTTGCTGCCACAGCCATTTGAGCTCCATTTTACTCTGAGTTAGTTATCGCACACCTTAATGTCAAAATCCTCATGCTAGTGACGAGCAAAATCTCCATTGATAAACTCATCTCAGATAATGACGATGTTGATGGTAGGTGGTTTTTAGGAGTCATCCTATCCTGGCAGATGGATTTCGCATATCCTGATGAATGATCAGTGATTCATCAATCAGTCTGTATGTAGTGGCAGAAGTGGTGTGTTCTGCCTCTAAATACCTGTACCTTTTGGGAATTATCCTCAGAGGCTGTGCTTTGTTATAGGTCTACAGAGGAGACAGAACGCCGGAGAGACCTGGAAAGGCGGCCAGCATTGTAAGTTGTTAGAAACTCAGTGACGTGAAGATAGCGCTTCGGTTTGATGACAAATGTGTAAATCAGAATCGATCGTATTTTCAAAGCCACTAAAAAGACGTTTAATCTTGTTATTAACCAGTTTGGGCCAGTTAACCTACCTAGCATCACATTAACGCTTGATACGAAGTGGGACTTCCACATCTTTATCAGTAATGTTTTGCCCGGGGATGCCCACTTTATACTCAGTGAACCGATGGCAACATTTATATAGATGAGGTGAAGCCATGATAATGGGCTACCTGTTTATGACTTATGTTGCGGTCGTTTCCTGTTGGCCAGTATCCTTGATTCTGCTCCTGGCTTTAGCAGCAATATTGTTACATTCTGACCGAAAGATTTTGCGTGTAAGTATCATCGTTATCGTCGCTTTTCTAGCCTTTGCAGCCTGGCAGTATGGTACGGCAGCGCACAGTACTTCTTCTTTTCTATCAGGTGGTTTTGCATGGCTATCAGGGCAAATTCCTGCGTGGAGTGAAAGTCGATAAGTTGAACTTAGCGGTCCGTGGCTTTAGCTTGTAGAATTTGAACGAATCGGGTATTTGAACTCGATTTCAGGCGCATCGCTTAGAAATCTGCCTGATTTTGCCATCAGGTATCCGGCGATTTCTTCAGGCGTCAAATCAACATGAAGCATGTCTTCATCCTGGAACCATTCATTAGGCCAGTAGATGAGATCGGACGGATTGGCATCAAAGTTTTTCTCCAGCAATCCCAGCGCGTAGCTTTGTTCCGATTCCTTGCCTTCAGCATTGCACACGAAACTAATTATCTGAACGAGTTCATCCCAGGTTAAATCCGCAACGTATTTCTCCTGATTAAATGCCATCCGGGTAAAGTTCTTTGCGTCGGTCCATGAGGAAAAGTCACGGAAATCAGAGAATTCATACGGATTAACGACCTGCCTGTTCCAGTCATTAATCATCGCTTTTAGCCCTTCATCATCTTCGCCGGCGCCGTTATCAATTTGCGACAGTATCTCTTTGGCCATATCCGCCAGTTCCTTTAGTTTCTGACGGCTGATTTTGGCTGGTTTCATGCGTTCAGGTAAGGGCATCAGGTCTTCCTTGTTAAGTTGAGACTCAGCAGCGAAAAGTCATTATGCAATCTTCGTCAAGTACTCGCCAAAAGTCTATAAAACAATCAATTCTCCTTCTGGTAACGATCGAAATTACTCTTTCATTAATTGCAATGCAGGTAATGATCATTTCAATATGTGAAATTATAATGGTTGTATAAATATCAGGAGGTAGCCATGTCGAAACAGTCCGTCAAACCTGTCTTGCTCAGCGAAGCACAGATTCAGGCAATCAGAAAAATTCAGGAAAAGCAGCGCCAGCAATCAGGTATCGGCGTTGCGCCGACTATCCATGAGATCGCCAGGGGGTTGGTCGATACCGCGCTGGCCACAATTTCTGCTGAAACAGCTACAAGACTGCAGGAGTGAATCAAATGCGTTTTTATGAGATCAACATATTTGAAGAAAACAAAGTCATTAAAAACTATTCAAGTCATAAGAACGGAGTTTACAACCCGGGCGCTTTAATGGTGGAGTTCGATATACAGCAAGTATGCTTGTCCACGCCTGCCGGTGAGAGCCGATTAACAATATGGGGGATAAGTCCCGCCGACATGCAACAGGCAAGACTTAACTACAATAACAAAAAAATTCAGATTTTCGCTGGGATGGCTGCTGGATTCCCTTTAGCAGGGAAGCATGGTAAGGGGCTGGTCATTGAAGGAGTTGTGAACCAGGTGTTTGGTAACTGGCAGGGGACGGAGTTAAGGCTGGATTTTGTAATATTTGCCGGACCAGCAAAGACTGACAAAGATGGAGCAGTTAGCTCTGAAAAAATCACATTTCCCTGGTCTGTTGGACAGAAGTTATCTGTGGCACTGACCCAGTGTATTATGCGGATGGGAGGGTATAGACCAAATATAAGTATCAGTGATTTACTGGTTCTCAATTATGAGCGTCCGATGTTTTGCGACTCAATAACTCTTCTGGCCAGAGATTTAAAAAACTTTTCTCGGTCAGTAATTAGAGACCCAGGATACTCAGGTGTTGAGATGGCAATAGTCAATCAAAATGAAATCAGGGTTTGGGATAATGACTATAAAAACCATCCATCTGGCGTTAATGAGCGAAAAAATAATCCTCTCCAGATTGAGTTTACTGACCTCATCGGGCAGCCTACGTGGATAAGTTATGGTGTTGTAAGCATTTTATGTGTGATGCGGGCTGACATCCACACGGGAGATCATATTCTCATGCCTAAAAATTCAAGGCCTCTTATCCAGGCAGCTTCTTTTTCCCAGTACCGTGATGATTCTGCTTTCCAGGGACAGTTTGAAGTTCAGTCTGTTCGCTTTTTGGGGAACAGTCGGCAACCGACAGCTGATTCGTGGATAACAATCATTGAGGCTCATCCAGCCGGAGAGTTGAAAGCAAAATGAGTATTGAACAAAAGCTGAATTTCAGCAGAAATCTGAATACTTTTGCGGATAAAAAAGTTGAGACGGCATTACAGGTTTCAGGGAAGATTCTGCCCGTGAGTGTTGTAAGCCAGTCGGGAAAGATGGTGACAGTCTCATTCGACTTACATGAGACACCATTTCTTCTGCCACAATTAACGGTCCCGATTTTTGGGCCTCAATATATCCGATACCCCATGCAGAAAGGGGATAAAGGGATCGTAATTCCAGCAGATACCTATCTGGGAGGGGTTAGTGGGCTTGGTGGGGGAGTGGCAGATCTTACTCCACCAGCCAATTTAAGTGCGCTGTTCTTTTTACCGATCAGTAATACCGAGTGGCAGGACGTCGACGGACAGGTGGTTACGGTATACGGGCCGGATGGTGTAACGCTGCGCGACAGCGGCAGCAACACCACATTTCTCCTGAAGCCTGACAGCATCGCTATTTCCACACCTGACAGCTTCACCGTAACCGTTGGCGGGACAGTTTTCTCACTGACTGGTAGCAAATGGAGCCTTTCAGGACAGGCTGGTCAACTGCAGGATTCAGTGGCCAGTACCAGTCCTGCAATCATGCACGCTGGCTGGCAATCGCTTCTGGCCTGGCTGAACAGCCATGAACATTCAAACGGCAACGATGGAGGTGATACCGGGGGGCCGACTTCAACGTTTAACGGGAGTATCACAGAATGACGCCATGATGACTAATACCATACCTTCCATGTAATCCACTAAAACCCATACAGCCGGAGATATCTATGTTAATGAGTAAAGCTGAGTATGCACGTCATCGCGGGGTAGCCGGATTTAACAGCAGTTAATAGTCTAGTTTACCTGTTGCAAGACAACGTTCAGCCTCGCCCCTGCTTTTTGCATTGTTCTGGCAAAATTCAGTCACTTCAGGTGAAGCCTCTGGGGCTTCTCGCAAATACCCATAGATTGTTACTAGACCACTATTTTCGCAAGCCTCTGCATATGCATAGGTGGCTTTCTCCTCAAAGGTGGTTCTTTGCCCCGGATGAGCATTCCCATCTGCGTTAAACGCTTTTAGCTTTTCAATTGCGTAATTGCAATCAGCTTGGGTAAGTTGAACGGCAAAAGCCTGAGCGGCAGAAAAGTAGAGGAACAAAGCAATAGCGAAGCGAGCATTCATAATTAAACCCTCAAAAAATACGAGATATGTTGTAGGCAACAGGCAGAAATAAATTATCCGCTACACATAAGCGGTTACTTGATGAAACATGTTTACCTAAGGAGAGTAGGGCAGTTCGCTCCACCAGCTCAAGCATGCGCGGCTGTGGGTTTCTCTCTGGCAGGTTCTTTTTGCTGCATAGGGCATCCAGCAGCCACGCCGTTTTGTCACCGCCGCCGCTACAGCCTGATTAAATACGTCATGCAATTCAGTCGGAACGCGGAATGCTATAAGATTGGATTTGCTCATGGGGCCGCTATCTCAGTGTCTTAGGTCTATACAGTAGACCACCGTATAACAATGTTATACTGATGATGTGGCGTATAACTAATTGTTTTCTTCATCCATCATCTCCTTTGGCCTGGGGCGCTGGTGGTCATAAATTTTGGAATGCTTTGGACATTTAGGAGCTACAGCTGGCTGAAGGATTGCGCTGGCGATAGTCTGAAGTAGAAATGCTTGATTAGGGCATCCAAAAAAGATGCTTGTTAAATTTATACTGTTTGAAATGGATTTGAATTGCACTCATTGGCAAACGTGTGTTGTGGTTGGCGCTGCATACTATAGCGGCGATCGAGAGTATTAAACTTCCGGGCCCGTACATGCGGGAATATCCCGGATGCAATAGGGAATCTTTCAGGCGAACAGAGTAACCGTTAGTTACCCTGTTGTTAGTTAAAAATACGGAAATCGCACCTTTAGAGTCACACTTGGGGGGGGAAGGACTGTCTCGCAGGTAAAACCAGCTTAGTCGGCACCATTATCTCGATGAGAAATATGCCCATTTATCCATTCCTCAATTTCGCCAGATAGCCAGCGAACGCTACGACCTATCTTAACTGGGTGAGGGAAAGTACCTTTTTTCATCCAGTCGTAGATAGCAGTCTTTCGAAACCCAGTAGCTTCACATACCTGTTTCAGGTCCATAAAATACATTTTCATTGGATTCTCTCTATGGTTTGGATGCAATGTTGGTTCAACCCGGTAAATGTAGGTTCAAAATCTGGTGGTGTTGGCTCACTGTTTTGATAAATATCCAAATAAAACAATGGTCTTTACGTTTTGAGGCAACTGAACCAACCGAACCAACGTATTTTCTGTATGTATGCGAAAAAAACTGACGAATGTGTCCCACAAGAAGGCAGGGCCGGGCTAATATTCATTAGCAAAACTAATAGTTTGGGGTATCCGCAAAATGACAGCACAAATTTCAGCCTACGGGCGGCTGGTGGCTGACCCTCAGACCAGAACGACGAACAGCGGCACCAGCATGACAATCGGGCGTTTAGCGGTGGCACTGCCCTGCCATGCAGCAGAGGGCGGAGAGGTTACTTTCTGGCTGGGCGTGGTGGCATTCAGTAAACAGGCCGACGCACTGGCAGGACACGTTAAAGGCGATTTAGTTAGTGTTTCCGGAACGATGCAGGTCAACCAGTGGACGGGCAAGGATGGCAGCACACAGCAGGGTTATCAGGTAGTGGCAGACATCCCTGTCTCGCCTTTACAGCTTATTTTTTACTGGCTTCAAGAATAA